GCGCAAGAAGTGCTCCGCGACTAACGCCGGTTCGCACTTTCTGTGCACTAGTGGGTGCTCCGCGTAGCACCGTTTGACGCCGGAACGTGGCATGATGCACCATGCCCCCGGAGATCGGATCGACCGCCCCTGCGACGATCATGCAGGGCGACACACTGCGCTGGCGGTTCACGAGCCGCGATGCGACGCCAGCCACGGCTACCCTCGTGGTCCGCGTGTCGTCCCCGACGCAGACGGTCGAGGTCCCCGGCACCCCTGACGCTGACGGCTGGCTGGTCACCGTCTCTGCTGAGCAGATGAAGCGCCTTGGGGCTGGGCTTCTCCGGTATCTCGTCCGCGCCACGTATGCGGGCGGCATCGTGCAGACGCTGGCCTCGGGCACGATCACCGCCGTCGGTGTCACGGACCTCGGCACGGGTGCAAGCACCGCCAGTCACGCCGCCCGCATGGTGGCGAAGTACGAGGCGCTGCTGGAGCAGGTCGACAACCTGTCGGAATACAGCGTCGGGGAGCGCACCGCGAAGCGGCACGGCCCCGAAGTGCTGGAAAAGTCGCTGCGCTACTGGAAGCGTGAGCTGGCGAAAGAGCAGAACGGCGGGCGGCTGCCGTCGGTCGTGATGCGATTCCCGCCGCTGGTGGGCATCGACACGGCCAGCACGGGCGGGGTGGTATGAGCCGACTCCGCGCCGCGTTCGCCGCGCTCGCGGGCCGTCAGCCGGCCGCCGTGATGACGCGCCCGACCTTCGCCCGCCGCATCGGCATGCGGGCCGGGGCCGCGATTGACGCCATCATGGGATGGGGTGGCGCGGACGAAAGCGTCACGGGCCTCATCAAGCGCGGCGACTACCCGAGGCTGCGGGCGCAGGCGCGGGAGCTGGAGCGCGTCGCGCCGCTCATCGCCCGGTATGCCGAAGTCACGCATGAAAACGTGTGGGGACCGAACGGCATCACGCTCCAGGCGGTGCCCGCCCGCACGCGAGGCGATGCGCCGAACACGGTGCTGGCGAAGCAGAACGAGGCCGCGTGGTATCGCTGGTGTGAGACGTGTGACCTCTCGGGCGGGTCGCTTGACGACGCCATGGAGTGGTTCGACCACCGCTTTGCCATCGACGGTGAGGCCGCGCTCGAAATCGTCTACCGCTCGGACCTCCTGTTCGGCGTCGGCATCCGCCGGATCGACGCGGACCTGATCCACTGGAGCAAGACGGAGCAGCGGAAGCCGGGCCAGAACGCCATCGACCACGGCGTCGAGATGGACCGCGACGGCAAGCCCATCGCGTATTGGATCCTGTCGCACAAGCTGACCGAAGTCGACGTGTATGGGCCGGTGACGGAACGGCGCGTGCCCGCGTCGCGCATCGCCATCGAGAAGCACGGCAACAGCACGCGCGGGTGTACGCCGCTGGCCCCGGTGATGCAGCGGGCCGACATGCTGAACAAGATGCAGGAGGCCGTGGTCGCACAGCATCGTGCCGCCGCCTGCAAGATGGGCTTTCTGGAGACGGCGCTCGACGGCGAACACCTCGCGGCCGATCCGGGCACGAACATGGTCACGATGGAAGCGGCCAGCGGCGTGATCGAACAGTTGCCCGCTGGCATGTCGTTCAAGTCGTGGGAGCCGGGCTCCCCGGGCGCGCAATACCGCGAAGTCTACACGACGCTGGTGCATGAAATCGCGTCGGGGCTGCCGGGCGGCATCACGTACGTGGGCCTCACGGGCGACCTGACCGAGGCGAATTACAGCAGCATGCGGCAGGGCGAGTTGCAGGCCCGTGACGCGTGGCGCGTGGCGCATCGTCGCCGGGCCGAATCCGTGTTGCAGCCGCTCTACGCCGCCGTGATCCGTGGCGCACGCTTGGCACAGGCCGTGACGACGACGCTGGACGATGAGGCGGTGGCGCTGGCCGTGTGGCATGGCCGCGTGTGGCCGTGGGTTGACCCGATGAAGGACGCGCAGAGCATCCGCGAACTGCTGGCGCTCGGGCTGACGACGCGCACACGCGAACTGAACGCGCTCGGGCTGGCCGCTGGCGAGGTGTTCGCCGAGCTGGCCGACGAAATCGCGACCATGAAAACCCTTGGCATCCCGACCGAAGTCACGAGCGTGCAAGCGCAGGTGGCAAACGCCGAGAATGCCGCATCACGCCCGAGGCTGACGGCATGAATGAGACACGCAAGGCCGACGTGCTGCGGATGCAGCGCGACGACGGCACGATGTACCGCGCGGCCGCCGTGACGGTGGCAACGCCCGACGAGGAGACGCAGACGCGCTCTGTCTCGCTGGCGATTAGCAGCGAAGCGCCGGTCCTGCGGTACGACTACCGCACGGGCGACTTCTTCTACGAGGTGCTGGCGCACGACGCCAGCGCGGTCGACCTCTCGCGGGCGCAGAACGGCTTGCCGCTGCTCCGTGGGCACGATGAGCGCGACGTGGTCGGCCGCGCCCGAAACATCACCGTGGACGCCGACAGCGTGCTGCGTGCGGCAGACGTGACGTTCTCGCGCTCCGAAGATGGCCGCGCCGCGATGATGGACGTGGAAGACGGCATCCTGACCGACACGAGCGTGGGCTACGTCGTCGGCGATCAGTACACCGAAGAGAAGCGCGACGGCGACGAGTTCGCGACGCGCACCTACACGCGATGGACGCCCTTCGAGGTGTCCCTCGTCGCCGTACCCGCTGACCCCAGTGTCGGCGTCGGCCGCAGCGCGAATGCGCCGGTCATCCGCATTACCACAACACAGGAGCACACCGTGGACGAACAGAACACGGCATCGGCCACGGTGGAAGCCCGTGCCGAGGCCATCAAGGGCATCTGCGCCGGGGCTGGCGTCAGCATCGCCCGCATGGACAGCTACATCGCCAGCGGCAAGTCGGCCCGCGAGGTTGGCGCTGAGCTGATGGGCGAACTGGCCGCGCGCAATCAGGAGCAGGCCAAGCCGGTCACGCTGACCGAGGCCGAAGAGCGCGAGTACAGCATCGTCAACGCGATCAACGCCGCCGCGACGGGCACCCGCTCGTTCGAGCTGGAAGTCTCCGACGAGATCGCGAAGTCGCTGGGCCGTCAGGCGCAGCAGAACGCGTTCTTCATGCCGACCACCGGCAAGGCGTTCAAGGGCCGCGCCGAAGAGATTCGCACGCAGCTCTCCCTGACCGCCGGTGCGGGCAAGGGCGGCGAGTCCAAGTTCACCGAGTTCGGCTCGTTCATCGAGATGCTCCGTGCCCGTCTGGTGCTGTCGCGCCTCGGCGTGACGTTCCTCGGTGGGTTGCAGGGCGCGGTGGGCTTCCCGCAGCAGACGGCAGCCGGTGCGTTCTCGTGGGGCAACGACGCCACGGCTCCTGGCCTGTCGTCCCTGTCGCTCCAGAGCCCGCTCCGCACGATGGATGCGAAGGTCGGCAGCTCGCGCACCACGTTCTCCCGCACGCTGCTCCGTCAGTCGAGCATCGGCGTCGAGAACCTCGTCCGCAACGACCTGCTAAACATCCACGCGCAGGGCATCGAAATCGCGGCCATCAACGGCGCGGGCGGCACGGCTCCCCGTGGCATCCTCCAGACGGCCGGGATTGGTGCGGTCGCACTCGGCACGAACGGCGCGGTGCCGACCTATGACAGCATCGTCAACCTCGAAAGCGAGGTCACGCAGGACAACGCCGATGTCGCGGCCATGAACTACCTGACGACCGCACGCGGTCGCGGGCAGCTCAAGCGCACGCAGGTGTTCACCGGCACCAACGGCGTGCCCGTGTGGCAGGGTGGCATCGACGGCGGCGAGATGAACGGGTACGGCGCGTACGCGACCAACAACGTGCCCAGCAACCTCGTGAAGGGTTCCTCGGGTGCCGTCTGCCACGCCGTGATCTTCGGCGCGTGGTCGCAGATGATCGTGGGTGAGTGGGGCGCGGCTGAGATCATGGTCAACCCGTTCGTCGCCGGTTCGCCGCAGCTCATCGAGGTGTCGTCGTTCCAGCTCCTCGACGTGTTCGTGCGGTACCCGGAGTCGTTCGCTGCGATCACCGACATGCTGGTGAACTAAGGTGCCCGCGATCACGCTGCGATGGGGCGTCGTGTTGGAAGACGCGACGGTGGGGCAGCCCGGAGAGACGTACGTCGTCTCCGAGGGCTTCGCCTGCGGCCTCATCGCGCGTGGTCGCGCGGTGCTGGCCGTACAGGCCGACCCGCCGCCGATGCCGAAGGACCCGTCCGATGGGCCGGTGCCAGTGGTACTCGCCGTGTCGGAGCCGATCGACACGGTGGACGCGAAGCCGTCACACCGTCGGCGGCGCTGATGGCGTTCGCCCCGCACGATATCGACGCGATGCTCTCGGACTTCGGCCAGCAGGTCGAGTTCCGTGGGCGTCGCGTGGGATTGGGCACGATCGACACCACGCTGACGAGTGCAGCGGATGGAACCGGGATGGAAGTGCAGCGCAAGGTGATCGTGCTGCGCGTCGTGGCCGGTGCGCTGGACGGCTGGACGCGTGACGACGTGGTGACG